CGCTAACTATGTTGACACTGTTTGTGATCACTACCTTGACGAAAGTGGTAAGTTAGTTATTGATTACTATGAGCATGCTGATACGAATAATGAGCTTAAGGTTCTAAACGGGGATGTTAAGCAAGACTACGTTGACTACGCAGCTTCTGCGGAGTTTAAAAAGGTTAAGACAGTTTACCCGACTATATTTGGTACAAGAATTGACAGAATTCCAGCCTGGCCACTTAACGGTCAAATTGAACCTGTTGAACCTGTACTTATGCCGCTCATTGACAGAGAGGTGTCTCTCTACAACAAGGTATCTCGTCGTAACCACCTACTATACGGTGCAGCAACTTACACACCTATCGTACAGTCTGACATGACTGACGAAGAGTTTGAAGAGCTAGTTAACTCTGGGCTTGGATCTTGGTTGCGTGTTCGTAAAGATGAGAGCATTAGCGTGCTTGAAACACCTACAGGTGCTTTGGCAGACATGGATCGTGCAATTTCCTCCACTATCGAAGAAATGGCTAAGATGGGCATTCGGATGTTGTCACCTGAACAGGCGGCTTCTGGTGTTGCTCTTGAGATTAGAAATGCTTCTCAAACAGCACAGCTAGGTACTCTTAACGCTAAAATTTCCGGTACGCTAAAAGAGGTTATTGCCTTTATGCTAAACTGGAAGTATAACACGGACTACTCCGGTTCTGATATTGGATTTCAAATGTCTAGCGACTTTGCACCGATGGTCGGCGGAGAGGGTGCTATGCGACTTGTTTCTGAGTGGTATCAGTCTGGTATTATTAGTAGAAGTACTTTCCTCAACATTGCAAAGTATAACGACTTCCTACCAGCTGACTACGATGATGACTCTGCAAGAGAAGAAATTCAGACAGATCCTCTTGTAGACAACGTATCAGATAACTCAGTAATTATTGAGTAACTAATAAAGACCTAAGCAAGTCTTAAAACTGCTTATCAACTTACTCTACAATGGTGGACTGGATGAATATTAACGATAAACTTTTTGATCGAATTGTTGCACATATGGCAGATGTGAGGCTTTATGAAGAGGGTGTTCAAATACAAAACAGACGAATTCTAAAAAGACATAGAAACAACTTGCAAGCTTTGCTTCGCAATAATGTAAAAAATGATGTCTCAAAAGAAGTAAGTCGTTTTGGAACAGAACTTCTTTCTCATAAAACCAACACACTAAAAGAGTTTTCTACTTCACAGTTAGACTTTCATAGTGATAACCTATACAAAGAAGTAAAAGACTTTTATAAAGTTCAAAGACCACGGACTAAAGAATTGCTAGCTGAAGTTACTGGGCCAAACATTAAAGGGCCAAGTAATATTAAGAACAATATTCAAAACATTTCTTCTGGTGAGCTTGTTAGAATTCAATCTAAAGTAAAAGCTGGGCTTGCAAAAGGCGCTAGCCAAAACGATATTATAGCTGATGTTCTTAAAACAACTAAGATAACAGAGTATCAGGCCAAGACTTTAACGAGAACTTCTATTACTTCTACTCAAACTGCAGCTCTTAAAAAGGTTGCTGAGAGTAATAAAGACATTCTTAAAGGATTTATGTTTACAGCTATTCTTGACTCTAGGACAAGTCCGATTTGTTCTTATCATAACGGTAAAATTTATGATATAAACGACGATCAGTTCAAGCCTCCGCTTCACTGGAACTGCCGATCTTCTTTGATCCCTGTGTTGAAATCTAAAGAAGAACTGTCTTTAGAAAACACAAGCCGGATAAATAAAACAGAGCTAGCTAAAAAGAAGGTAGAAACCCTTACGGGGCTCCCTCCAAAAATACAATCATTTGGCGCTTGGTTAAAAGTACAACCAATGGAGATTCAATCAAACCTATTAGGGTCTATGGATGCTGTAAACTTGTTTCGACAAGGTAAGCTAAGTGCTGAACAATTCATAACTCCAAAAGGTAAGGCGCTTTCCATCCAAGCCTTAAGAAACAGAGCTACACAAGCGACTACTGTCTTTAGACCTAGACAAAAGATTAGGGAAGTTGATGTAAGGCTAGATGCCAGCCGCCCTAGTAATCTTGTAAGTAACCCAAAATATAAAGAAGACCTTCGTCAGCTTTTCTTACTAGACTCAGATGACTACTCAAAGACGATGTCACTAACTGACTACAAGGGCACTTCCTTGGTGGGTAAACAGGCATCTCGACGTAGAGTTGGTAACGAATTTGATGAAAGAAACTTTTCGGCAGACCCTCTAACTGGTGAGGTTAAGAACAACAACCTCTATGACCCTGACTTCAACCTCTACCAAGAGCGTATTGACTTTATGAGAAAGTCCCAACTTCTAAAATTAGAAGAAAAAGACTTTATTGAATCAATGGCTTCTAGTCTCGATGATAAGCTTTCTGTTAACCAACAGACAGTAATTGTAGAGAACTTAAGGGTTGTTTTTGAGCGTTATGCTAAAAACAAAGACCCTTGGCAAGATTTTGCTTCAGTTGTTAGAGCGGAAAACAGGTTCGCTGTTCAGAACGTTTCAAGGCTTTTAGACACCCGCTCACGACAAAGGTCAGAGATGTTTGTTAGCTATTTGTCCAAGGATACTCCACAAGTTCAGATTATGGGTAAGTACTACAACTTTGAAGAGCTTGTAAGAGACCAGCTAAAAGATCAACGTTATATTGATGCTTGGCGTAGTACCGAAGGAAAAGCCCTAGCCAAAAAGCTGTTTTTTACTGGTAGGTCACCTATGCGGGTTTACTTTAACGGGTTTACTGAAAAGTATCCTTCTAAGGATAAACTAAAGAAAAAATTCTTAAATTTACCCTTTGTAAAGCAAGCTTATGACTCTTACAAATTCTTATACAATCGAGAACCTTCTGATTCTTGGTGGACACAACTCGTATCAAAAAAGAATGAAGCTATTCGAAGAATTCTAGATATGGAATTTTTGATTGCTGACAAAAAGCCTACTTCTAAAGTAATGGATGACGCAGCACTTAATAGTATCACTAAGATTGCTAAGCTAATTTCATCAGGACAGTCAACTGATTACGACTCTCTTGCGATTAACATTGGTAAGCAGTTCTCGAAAGATTTTGAAAACCTTATACCCTTTACTAAAAACACGCTGAGAGATAATCATGCGGAAGGCTCTAAAATATTAGACTTTATGGTCAAACAAAACATGATCAAAGTTCAGTTTAGGGGTAAAACACGAAGGGGTGTACTTGATCTGGAAACTGGGAGAACTTCCGGTGGGTGGCAAGACACTATCTCTAGGGAAGTTATTGTTATTGATAAGGGTTTGATAAAGCTCCAAGAGGCAGAGCGAAGAGTAACTATTGCTCGACGCCTGGGAACTATCAATGATAGAGATAGGTTGTATGTTAAAGCAAATAAAAAGACCTTTGTAGACTCTCGTGGAAACGACACAGGTATACCTATTATTTCTCGTGATAAGTTTGCTGACTATGATGCTAAACAGATCGATGCTGAAATGGCACAGATGATGAATCATGTGTCTAACGTCGAGTATGGGGTTGATGTTGAATTCGCAAGCTTTATGGACGACATTGTACGTTTCAGAGACCCCCGTGGTAACTCGAAGTATTATGACTCTATAAACGAACTTCGGCATGAAATACTTAATCGTGGAGAACAAGGCTATGGCCTTATGTCAACTGTTAAGTTTCATGCGCAGCGTAATAAGAACTTTAGAACAAATGTCTTTATTGACTCCCGTGGACGGGTATACCATCGTGGTTATCTTACACCTACTGGCGGTGAGCTTGTTCGGCCTTTTTTAAACTCAGGTACTGCAAAGTCTATGACACCAGGCGCAATGAGGGAGCTTCGTATTCAGTTAGGAGCTATGATTGGCCCTGGCACGGAAGCACTTACTCAATCTGGACGTCTAGAAATCTTTCGTAGGAATGAATCAAAGTTACTTGAACTTGGAAGGTTGCTTCAGTCAAAAACACAAAGAGATCGTAGGCTTAGGGAATTTCTAGAACATCCACTTATAAAGGGGCTCGAGGGCCCTGAAGTACCTAAGATGTCTAGAATGGCTCTAGAGTACGCTCGTGTTTATGATCATGTAAACGGTGACTTTAACAATGTATCTCGTTTGTCAACCTATAAGACAAAGTTAATGATTGAAAACGACGCCAGTTCTTCTGGTGCTCAAATCATTGGACTCTCGACGGGGGATCGTAAAGTATCTCTTGCAAGTAATGTTTTGCCAACCACTCAGAAAAACCGCCTATATGACCTAGTTGCGATGGACACCGTTAACGATCCTGATTTCTTAAAGATTCCTGCATTAAGAGACGCAAGTCTTACTTGGGAAGACCTAGCTAAGGCGGCTAAGTCACAGAATATGGTTTCTTTCTACGGAGCGGGCGATGCGACTAAGACTGCAAACGTTGCTGGACAGTTATCAAAAGTTCTTGATGGCAAGGGATATGTTACTGTTACTAAGGATAACCTCGGTGAACAACTTAGGATTATTGATGGTAAAATTAAGATTGCTAATCGGCAAGGTGCCATTGGTGTTGAATCAGAGTTAACCTCTTTTAGAGCAGAACTAATTGAAATGATCAACAAGAATGAACCTGCTGGTAGAACTTTGTTAAAACAAGCACAAGACATTCATCCTGATACTGCGGATTTTGTAAATAAACTTATGAACTCCAGACGAGGGATAATTGGCCCAAAAGAATTTTCGGAAGTTTCTAGAATTATGTCTAAGAACCTAGCACAACGTGCTCCGGTTACAGACAACTTCATTAACTACTGGAAAGACGTGGCAAAGGTTTTTGTTGAAGAAACTCAAAAGGTAGATATACCGTGGGTTACTTTTGACGGAAAGATTATGACGCAAAGGTATCGACCAAAGATACAAGAGCGCATTGAATTTACTGATCCGGTTACGGGTCGTAAAATTGCTAACATCTATGAAGACAGTGCACAAGACGGAAAGCTGCTAGGAAAAGGCTCGCTTAACGACGCACGTATTGGATTAGGTGTAAATGGTAACCACAGCAATGACGCAGTTATTGTACGTAGGTTTCACTTGTGGGGACGTAAAAACAACGTTGAAACAGGGACGATTCACGATGCTTTCTTTACAAACATCGCTGAAGCAGACAACGCTAAAGCTGCTCTTAGAACCATCTATGCAGATGCTCTAGAGGGCAATACTATCAGAAAGACCCTTCTTGAAATGCGTAGACAGGGTTTATCGAACAAGTCTTACAACGCTTTACTTGCTAAAGCAAAGGCACAAGGTCTTATCGATCCTAAAGATAAGATTACAAGAGAAGAAATACTAGCCCCAATACCTGCGGGTAAGGACTGGTATGGAATTGGTCCATAGTTTATTTGTAATAGCCCATGCGACTTAACCTAACTAGAGTTTGTAACTCTGTATATTTAAAGAAATCATAACCCAAGCTGTGCTTGAAAGGAAGAAATAATGAGTGAAGAGAATAAAGTAGTTGAAGAAGTAACTGCTCAAGATGAGTCCACTGAGACTCAAGAACAAGAAACTGTTCAAGAGGGAACTGTCACTGAGAGTGAAGTAGATCCGATTGAACGTGAAGTCCAAGAACGACTCGCTAAAATGAAATCCAACATGGATCGAATGGCGGGTGAACGTGACGAAGCTTTGAAAAAGGCTGTTGAAATTGAGCAAAAACAAAAACAAGCTCATATTCAACGTCTGGAAGAAGAGGGAAAAATGCAAGAAGCTCTAGAGCTAAAACTTGCTGAAGCCCAAGCAAAGCTTAAGGTCTTTGAAGAAGAGAATGTTAAGCTTAACCGTGATAGTGTAGTTAACTCTGCGCTTAGCGGGCTAGACTTCCGTAATGAGCGTAGTCGCCAAATGGCCTATCGTGACATTGTTGAACAACTCGTTCAAAATGATGATGGTCTTTGGGTTCATAAAGCCGGTACTAACATTCAGGACTTTATTTCATCTTACTCTAAGAATGAAGAGAATTCATTCCTATTTCGAATTAAAGCTAACACTGGTGCTGGTAAGACAACTACGTCTGGCACCTCGTCAATGGAACAGAAAAAGTCTATTGGTGAAATGACAACAGAAGAAGTTCTTTCTCTAGCGGCCAAAGGCCAGCTGGGTAATTACACTTACTAATATCTAATAGTTACCATAAGGAAATAAATCATGGCTATTACAAACACAGACTTTCAGAACGTAGCACTCGCAATCTCTGCTTATGCAGATGAGGCTTACACAACTGAGAAAAAGCTTAACTCCACTGGCATCGTTGGCCAGCGTGATGACATCAACGCTAACGGCGAGTCCTTTGTTGGTCAGTTCCGTTGGTACAAGCCACTCTCCGCAAACATCAACGTTCCATCGTTGTCGTCTGCTACTGATGGTGCTTACACTGATATCACAACTGACATTGCTAACTATGTTAAGACTGTTCGTACCTTCGGTGCACAGCAGGTTAACTTGCAAGAAGTTGTTTCGAAGCAAGACGGTCTCTCCAAGATTGCCCGTGACTTCGCAAAAGTACGTGGCGACGACGAGGGTGATGCACTCTTGAAGGTTCTTAAGGGTGTTGCTGCTCACGAGGTTGCCCTCGGTGATGCTGGCGGTACTGGTAACGGCGGTATTGTATCCTTCGAAACAGACGCAGACGCTGCTAACACAGGTTTCTTTGTTGACATCAACGCTGCTGGCGAATTTGGTGCCGCTGCAACAGGTACTTCCGATGCACGTCGTCTCTTTGACAGCTCCGCTATTGGTGCTGCTCGTGGTGAGCGCCTCTTCAAAGCTATCGGCATGGCTTACAAAGACATGGAACCAGATTTCATGTACTTGGCTACTTCCCCAGAAGTTATGGCTGAAATGCGTGCAGCCAACTTGGTTGACCAAACTCGTGTACAAGACGGCAACCTTGAGTTTGACACAGTCTTCGGTGGTAAGTTCCGCTTGATCATGACTCGTGCAAGCCAGACAATCACACCTGCTACTGGCGACCTGAACGCTTCTTCTGCTAAGTGTTCTTTCGTTCTGAAGCCAGGTTCTGTGTCTTTCGCACCAGTGTCCACTCCAACTCCTGTTGAAGTTGATCGTAACCCAGCTTCCTACACAGGTGGCGGCTCTACAAACATCTGGTACCGTTATGGCTTCATCATGCACCCAATGGGTTATGACTGGGCTGGCGCAACCAATGCTTTCGCAACTAACACTGCTTACGCAACTGCTGGCTCTTGGAACCGTAAAATGGATTCTTTGAACTTGGGCATCCTGCCTATCTACCACTCATAATAAGACTAGGAGGAGCTAATGGCTTTAGTTCTTAATACTAATAGTTATGTGACAATAGCTGACGCTGACGCTTACTTTGAAACACGAATTGATTCTGCCAGTTGGACTTCCGCTCCAGACTCAACCCGTGAAGAAGCTTTAGTGACTGCTACACAAATTATTGACAACAATCCTTGGATTGGCTCTGCTGTTAGTTCTTCCCAAGCTCTTGCATGGCCACGAAGAAACGCTAACTACCTTGATAATAGACTGGGAATGCAAATTGCTTTTTCTGAAACAGAAATCCCTTCTCTAGTCAAAGTAGCTGTTTATGAACAGGCTTTACACCTGCTGAATAACGAAGACTTGGTAGCACAGACAACCCAAACATACGAAAGTATTAGTATTGGTAGTATCAGTGTCAGCGATTCTAATAACGATGTTACTAGAATTTCTGTAACTCCTAGTTTTGTTATTAAGCCTATCCGTCCACTTTTAAGAAGAGGTGTTGACGGGCTAGGTGCAAGCTGGTGGAGGGCTAACTAATGTCACTTTCTGCTAAAGTAACAAAGGCTGTTGATAAGGCTTTTGCTGCCGCAGGTGACTTGGTAGAACAAGGTACACTTTCTACAAAAACCGTCTCTGGTTACGATTTTGCAACACGGAGCATAGTTAGCACTTCCAGTACTACTACTGTTGATGTTATCTTGCAATCGACCAAAAAATCTTCTGGAGACGGTTTTACAGTTACTGCTATTATGAAGTCAGGCCCAAACCTGTCTGTTTATGATACTCTAACTGTTTCTTCTGGGGCTTACAGTATTGTTGATCATAGTGACAATGGTTTTACTATAGACGCAATACTGGCAAAGGAGGTATAATATGTATGATAATGTCTTAGCGGACGTTGAATCTGTATTCGCCTCTGTGGCCTGGACAGTAAACAACATTGAGGTCTATCCTGATAACTATCAAGGTGACATCAATACAGAAAGTGAATTTTGTAGACTAAATGTCTTACCAAGCAACAGTGGCAGAAATGCCTACGGTGGCAATAAAGTTCTAAAGGGTATGGTAGCAGTTAAGGTATTTGTTAAAGCTGGCGAGGGGCAATCCCGAGTTATGGCTATTTCAGATATTCTTGATACCGTACTTCAAAACAAGCGTTTAACCAATGGTACAGAGTTTGGAACATCTTACTTAAACGTGGAGGGGCTAGACCCTCAAAACAAAGCACTTTATAGTGCATCTTACATAATTCCATTTACCAAATACGGAGAATAACAAATGGCTCATATCTCAACTCTTGGTGCAGGTATCTTCACTTACCTCGACATCTTTAAAGGCGCAATCCCAGCAGGTACAGACACTGCAGCAGAGTGCGCTGCTCTCTTTGTGGGCACAGCCCCAGGTACAGCTGATGCGGACCACGTCCGTATGCCTTCTGTGCGTGAGTTCCCTTCTGTAGGTACTCCTGCAAACATCGTAAACGTTCCTGTTTATGGTCAAAAGACTTCTTCGCAAGTTCAAGGTCAAGCAGACGCTCCAAGCTTGGAAGTTACTGTTAACTACGTTGCAGAAGATATGCAAGCAATTCACGCTTTGATTGGTGAAGAGCTTGTATTCCGCTTTATGATGGCAGAATCCGCTGTAACCGCAGACCAAGGCGCTGATTCGACTCTTGCAGCTGCAAACACAGAGTTCTACTTCAAAGGCAAAATCGAAGCTATTCTGGTTAACCCACAGCTGACAGACGCAACTACTGCGACTGTTACTCTGTCGGCTCAGTCTGACTTCTTTGGCCCAGCAACTGTTGCTGCAGCCTAATAGTAAAATTAGAGGGGGCTTAATTGCCCTCTCTTCTTTAGTATAAGAGATATAACATGACAGATAAACCATTTAGTAAGAGTTTTGTTATGCGCACAACCTTTAGGCACATGCGGCGTAGCGTAGATATTAGCATCCGAAAGAGTTTTGAACGATTCAAAGATTTTGAAGACGGTTCAGTTGAAGGTAAAGATTGCCTTGAGACCCTTTCGGTATTGCACCAAGTAAGAAAATTGCTAGACGATTTTCAAGTAAATAACCAAGAATTATTCACAGAAAAAGACAAATTAAAGTAAGGATTATAAGTATGAAACATTTGGTAGGTAAAGTTATCACTAAGAAATTCCCATTTATGGAAGACGAGGTGGAAGTTCGAAAATTGTCTGTAAAAGAAGTTTTTGAGGTTCAGAAGCTTGTACAAAAATCAGCAAAAGCAAAAGGGGAAGACGCTCAACTTGGCCTTCTTCGTGATGTGATTAAGCTGGCGGTAGTCGGTGCCGAAGAACTGTCCGATGAAGATTTTAACAGTTTCCCAATTGCGGACCTAAGCGATATTACTGAAAACATTTTAAACTTTTCAGGCATTGGCGGGAACTCTAACGCGGGAAACTAACACAAGAGGAACTGTCTCTTTATGAAATAGCTTATGAACTAAAAACACCTGTTTATATTTTAGAAAGAGAAATGCCTTATACTGAATTTGTTAAGTGGGTGGAATACTTTAAACAAAGGCCAATTGGTTGGAGAGACGACCAAAGAACCTATATGCTGCTCAGAACACAAGGCGTTAAAGAGTCTGCTGAAAACGTATTCCCAACACTAAGATTAATTAAGTCTAATGAAGTTGATTCGCATATCCCAGATAGAGCTATACCGAAAGGTCAGTTCTTGGATAAGTTAAGAAAAGCAACAAAAGGTGACGGCTCCTCAAACATGTTTAGGTAAGTCTATGGCAAACAAAGTATCGCTTGAAGTTGTAAATTTTAAGCAAGAATTAAAACGAATCGAGCAAGAAGTATTAGATCTTGCAGAAGCTGGTCTACACGAAAGAGTAGAGTACGCTACAAAACAACTGAGAGTAGTTACTCCTGTTGATACGGGTGAAGCTAGAGAAGGGTGGGAATATGAAACCACCTCTCTTAAGAAAATTTTAGGACTTGAAGACATCGCAGTCATAAGAAACGAAGTCGATCATGTTACGTACTTGAATCAAGGTAGTAGTAAACAAGCTCCTAAGTACTTTATTGAGCAAGTTCTTTCCACCATAGGTCTTATAACCTCGCAATAATACTTTAGCCCCTGATGGCCTCTATTTATTTAGAGAAGCTGTTGGGGGCTATTTTATTAAAAAGGATAAATATAATGGCAGTAAATATCAGAGTCAATGCCGACACAAGCAAAGCGAGACAAGACTTATCTAAGCTTGAAAACTCAGTAAAAAGCATTGACAAAACAACAAAAAACGTTACTAGATCTTTAACACGACTCGCACAGGGTATTGCTACAGCTTTCGGCGGCGCAGTTGCAATTAAGTCTATTAACGGTGCAACTAACAGCCTAATTGAACTAGAAAACAGAACAGCACTTGTTACAGGCCGTAACGAACAACTTGGAAAAAGTTTAAACAACCTTTACAGTATTGCGAGGCAATCTAGGCAGAGTGTAGGCTTAGCTGCCGAAACCTTTAATCGTTTTGGTTTAGCTTTAAAAGGTACGGGGACATCTGTAACAGAAATTGAGAAGGCCACTCTGTCGGTTCAAAGGGCGCTTTCAATTTCCGGTGGCTCTGCGGAATCAGCTAGCGCTGCAATCTTCCAACTTGGTCAAGGTTTAGCTTCTGGCACTCTCAGAGGACAAGAACTTAACTCTGTACTCGAACAAGCACCTCGTATTGCTCTCGCTATTGCGGACAGCCTCGGTGTTGCTCAAGGTGAACTGAGGGCGATGGCAGCAGAGGGTCAACTTACCACTGAAGTTGTGTTTTCTGCGCTACTTGGACAATCAGAAAAATTAGAAAAAGAATTTGCTGTACTAGAGCAAACTTCAACTCAAGCATTTACCGTAATGTCCGACTCTATAAAACGAGTTGTTGGGGAGATTAGCAGGGGCATTGGCTTCACTGATGTCTTTACTCGTTCTTTCAATAGAATTACAGATGTTTTTGTTAACAGCGGTTCTGGTTTTGAAATTGGCATCTACGCAAAAATTGCGGAGTTACAAACCTTAGTAAGTGATTTGACACCTCTATTTCAAGCAGTAGGTAGAGTTGTAACTGCCTTTGGTGGTCGTGTAGGAAATGCTATACAGCAAGCTATTTTACCGTTACGTACAGTAGGGGATAAGCTTTATATCTCTTTCTTAAAGCCAATACTTGCTATTGAACAACGTCTTAGATCTTTCAAGCTAGGTATCGCCGCTGCACAGGATAGTGCGACGTATGGCGGGTCTAGAGGCGGTATCACCAACTTATTTAAGGCTGAAAGTTTAAATGAAGCTATTCTAGCCTTAGATACGATAGCAGAACAAATAGAAAACACAGGAAGACGTACTTATAACATTTTTGCAAAATCTGAAAATGCTATAAGACCATTCTTAATCTCTATTGAAACCGTGGGGATTAAACTTGGCTTAATTGATCAGAGTTTATTACGTCTTCGATCAAACTCAATGGAAGATTTTAACTTTATTTTAAGGCTAACTGTTGATCTTCTTGATGAAGTTTATCGTAATATTCTAGCTTTGAAAAGCATCCGTGTAATTATTATTGCCTTTACAGAGCTAAAGCAAGGTGTAAAAAGAGTCTTAGAAGCGTTACAAAACGACGTAAAGAAAATATTTAACAGTATTGCATTGCTATCCACGGGTCTTTTTGGAAATGTGTTTGACAAGGCAACTGAAAGTTTATCTAAAACTGCTAAAGTCGTTACAAAATACTTAAAACAAATTGAGAGAGCGTTCTTCTGGGTGTACGACGAGGTTATCGCTAACTCTTGGTGGACAGACCTTATGGAAGAAACCTATATCCTTTCGGTAAAATGGTTGGGTAAAACCTCTTCTGTAGTTTCTAATTTTAGTAATTCTATTGTTTCTTCTTTTTCTAACGCCTATAACAAAGCTATGCCAAAGATTAAGGATTTGTTTTCGGCGGTTTCTTCTAAGTTTAAAAAGATAGAAATCAACATAGATGCTAAGGCTGAGTTTTCTAGTATATTAAAAGACCCTGTAGATTACCTGCAAAAAAGTTTAAGATCTTTATTTGTAGGTATTGGAAAACCTATTGGAAAAGCAATCTCTGAAGCTTACAAAGAAGTTAGAGAAATTGCTCCATTTTTGACTAGCATTTTGACTGCTATTTTTGGTACAAAGTTAGTAGGATTAGTCAGCACTAGCGTTGCAGCTGGTCTTTCTCAAGTTATTCGAGGGGGTGTTATTGCAGCTCTAGCTTTAACGCTTATTGATGCCTTTGGAGACTCCTTGTTAGACTCTGGTGCTATTGGAGACTTTGCAAAAGGTGTAGGTGCCGCTGCAGGTACTTTCTTGAACTTCTTTATAGCTAACATCCCTGAGATTATTAGGGCGCTTTCTCAAGCTGCTGTTAGCTTTGGGCAAGGCTTAGCCGATTCTGTATCAGGTATTCCAGGAATTATTCTTAAAGGGCTTATGAGCATCCCCTTCTTCAACATATTGCCTGGTCTACTGGCCGCAGGTGTTACGTCTTACTTTACAGGTTTTGGGCCTAGTAAGCTTATTAAGAACTTTATTAGTGGGCGTCAGAAGCTATTTGATGATGATGCTAAAGTATTAAGTAAGAAAGCCTCTAAGCTTGCGGGGTCGCTTTCTAGTGCCAGCCCTCGTATTTCTTTCTTTGAAAGCGCCTTGATTGGCAGGGGCAGCGGGAGAGCAACTCTTGCAAAATTTACAAGTGGAATACTAATAGCAGATACGCTATTGCGAGGAGTATTCGGGGACACTGCGCTAGTAGACATTATTTCTGCAGGTGGTTTTGTTGTCTCTTTGTTGTATGGTACAAAAGGGTATTCAGCTGTAATTTCTCAGTTACAGGGTGCTTTCTCAGTATTAAAGAGTGTAATGTCTAGTTCTTTAGCTACTAAAAGTACAGCGCCTTTTGCGGGGGCTTTAATTGATTCTGCATCCTTAATTGCTGAAAAATTCCAGTTTTCTATGTATGCTGTTGGTCGTGGTGTAAGCGCTCTGGGCCTAAGGCTTGGTATACTATCAACACAAGCTAAGACAGCAGGGTCTGATCTTTCTCTTAATATGGCCGGTCCGTTCCAAGATGCTCTATACAGAATGGGTTTGAGCTTAGGTAAATTTACAAGAAGAATGAGCAGGTTTACCAAAGGCGCACTCATTGGTGGTCTGGCTTTATTGTTTGCATCTATGGGTTCTTCTGCGGAGGCAGCTACTAACGATGCAGCCGATGCTACTGTTGGTATGTTAGATAAAATTGTTAATTCAATAGAAAGTGTTATCAACCACCCTCTAGGTATCATTGGCCTTATGATGTTTGGCGGAAAACTAGGTTCTGTTGTTTTGAGTGCAGTTGGTGCCATTGGTGCAGCTGCTGGCGCAAAGCTAGGCTCTTCTCTCCTTAAAAGTGTAGGTAAGTTTTCTGCAGTACGAGGAGGGATGCTTGCGCTTGCGATTCTTGGAGAAGGAAGTTTTGCGGCGGGTATTGGGTCAGCGCTTTCTGCTGCTGCTGCTGCAATTGGAAGCTTTTTGGCCGGTCTTGCAGGTCTTGCCCTTGCAGTTGCAGCCGGTATTGGTCTTATTGGAATTGCCTTCTTTGGAGAAGGTGATACAATTAGCGAAAGATTCGGCAACGCTTATGATAGCGCGAGAAAGTTCTTTGGCTATTCATCAAGAGCAGCTCGTGACCTGGAAGCTAGTCTTGTTAAGTCTCTTGGTTCTTTTGATAAAATTGGAGATATGAATGTTAACTTTAACGATATCTTTGATACGTTCTCATTTGAAGATATCAACATAAAAGAAAGCAAAGAACTACAAACAATTGCTAAAAGAACCAATAGCATTCTTGAGACTGCTCAAAGAAACCTTGAAGAAAATGGTGTTAATAGCCGTTATGAAACTAGAAGAGTAAAGCGTGCGGTTGATGCTGCACGACAGGCTTTCATAGACAGCAATAAACCGCAAATAGATGGTGTTGAACAGTCTTCGGCTAGTAAAACTTTAACAACGTTACTAGCTCCTTTTGAAAACATTTTTAAAGATAACATCAGCTTTGTACCACAGTCCGCTGAAATTACAAGAGGGCTGGGGCTTCCAACCGCAGCGTCAGAAGGTCTGTCCTCTGCTTTTGAAGAAATTTCTAACTCAATTGCTACAGGGGATGACTTTCAAATCACCTCTGCTATTGCTGCTCTTTTAAACGACTCTAATCTTGTAGAGGAGTTGAATAAGTCTATTTCTGGGTCAACCCTTATATCGTCTTTGAACAGCATTATGGCAGTGTCATCGGGCATGAACGCAGATAACGTTTCACCTGAAGTTATGAACAGCTTGTTTACTTCGTTGAGTGAACTTGGGAAAGAGTTTGAGTCTGCTAGTGGAATAACTGGTACTGGAATTTCTATAAGACAGGAACTCGCAGATAAGCTTCTAGCGGCAGTTAGCGGCGATGTAAATCAAGTTATTCAAACAACACAAGGTGTTGTGCGCTCTGCTGCAGAGGATAGTTTCTTACAAGCTGCAACTGCATTGCAATCAGTTTTTGGTGAGGGTATATTTGATGCGAGTGCCTTTGATAGTCAAGATCTTGTTAAGTTAAGTACAGAGGATCTTAGAGATCTAACAAAAACTATGCTAGAAAAAGCAAGTAAGGCTACAGAGCAGCTAAATCGTTTTGAAAACATTGATCAAAACTTAGTTACAACAGAAGAAAGATCTAAAGTTTTCGATCAGGTTCAAACAAACATTAAGCTTCTGTTTGAAGCAATGACTAATAAAATGGGGCTTGCGGGCGATACAATCCCTGAAGTAGTTGTAGCTGCTTTTGATCGCATGAACGCTAGACTAGAAAAATTAGGTATTGACGCACTTAACTTAGTACCTAGCAGCAATATAACCACCCCTGGTCTTACTAATTCTTCTGGGCGTGACGTTGAAACTGTTAACAAGAAAATCTTGAGTCAATTAATAGAGATTGAATTGCTTCAAGATTCAATTAACGATGCGAATCAAAAAGACAATACGTTAAGAAACCAGCAGCTAGTAAGTTTAGGCAGAGCAAAGTCTTTACTTGAAGTTCTAATTGCTGAAGAAAACTCAATGACTCTAGCACAAGTAGATCGAATTGGTGCAATTGAAAATGCGCTAAGCCAAGTAGAAAACTCAAAATCTTTGGAAGAAGCAATTAGCATTAACCCTAATACTATGACAGAGATACTAAGAGCTAGCGGGACTATTGACTTTCTTACGGCAGCTCTTACTCGACTCCAACTTGTTGGAAACGGACAAGTGGATGTTGGTATTATTAGAGTTATGGAGCGGAAAGTTTCTGATGCTAGAGACCTTGTTTCCTCTTTCTTAAGTAATGATCGTGGTCCAGGTAAGCCAGATAAGCCAGATAAGGCAAGTAAGAAAGACAAAGTTAATCCTTTTGAACAGTTTGTAACTGGTCTTGGTGAAGCTGGTTTTGGCTTTAACTTGCAGGAAGCTGCAGGGTTAGGTAGTGCTGCTTTTGAAAAGCTAAAGAAGCCAGTTAGCGAAGTATTAGCTCTTAATAAGAAAATAACAGAGTCTACCTTAGATGATGTTAAGGGAAGGTCTGCGGCAGTTGCGGAGTTAGAAAAACAAAAGAAGTTAATCTTTGAAACTCTTATTGCCCAAGGAACTGTATTGCAAGGTAATAAAGCCTTAGAGGCTCTTGGGTTAGATGAGTCCGTCGGGACTAGCCAAAGAACCTTAGATATCGGTAAGAATATTCTTGTATTGCAAGAAAAGCTTAGTACTTTAAGTTTTGATGATTACAAGAATAAATCTGAGACCAACAGAGAGCTAGAGTATCAAACAACTCTTCTTAACAATCTAACTTCAAAAGCTCAGTCTGCTTCTGATAGTATACGTTCTGCTTTTGCAGAAAGTTTTAAGTCTCTTATTAAAGGTGAAAGCACAATTGCTGGTTTCTTTAATAGTTTGCTTGATTCTATTAGCAACAGCATTATTGACACTGTTGTAGATTCTTTCACACAAGCTTTCTTTAGGGCTTCTAATCTAGACGTAATGTTTGATACGTTCTTTTCAAGCCTTATGGGTAGCGCTGATGGCGTTGGTAACCTTGCTGGCGGCAAGATCAAAGAGGGTATCGGGTCTCAAATGGAATCTATGGGAGAGGGCGGTTTCTTGTCTGGTCTTTCTGAAGGCTTTACAGGTGTAGTCTCAATGCTTGGTAAGGGTCTTTCTAGTATCTTCGAAGGACTCTCAGGGATGTTTAGCGGTGGCGGCGGTTTCCTAAGTTCTATACTTGGAGCCTTTAGTGGTGCTCCGCTTCACACTGGCGGTATTGTTCAAATGAGATCTGCAGGTGGTCTTATCAACCCTAACATCGGACAAGCAGGTAAAGATAGTGTGCCTGTCATGCTTACCCCAGGTGAGTATGTCCTGCCAAGTCAACGGACTGCGGAATTGCTAAAGAGTAACTCAGGAAACAATGGCAGCAATCAAACAGTAGTTAACCTTTCTGTAACAGGTGACATCTCTAGACAGACTCGTAAAGAGATTATCAAGATGATGCCCTCTATTACTCAAGGTGTGAACTCTCAGAATAAAGAGAGCAACTACCGTCGATAACTAGTTTATCAAAATAAAACTTAATGGTCACCCTTCGGGGTGGCCTTTTTTATCAAATACGTCAGCAAAAAACTACACAAAAAAGTGAGAAAAACAAGGCATCTATAATGATATAACAATATATCAGTAACCCAAGTGGTAAAGGAAATAAAAAATGATTGCTATTCTGTTTACAATCTATACAGTAGTGTGTATAGTTCTTCTCGCCCGTATTAGCTTTCTTATGGCTAAATACAATGGTCAAAACCCCTGGTTGTGGGCTATCCTTACTGTTATCTTTGGAGCTATACCTTTAGCTTATGTTTTCTCGTATAAGCCAAAAAATAAATAAAATAAAACACCTGAGTATGTGTATAAACTGCTTCAAAATTGTACGAACTTTGTGTGCAAAAAGTGAGAAAAACAAGGCATCTATAATGATATAACAATATATCAATAACCCCAAGTGGAAATCCAAGAGGAACTTAAAATGGCTATGCTAATCTATACAATCGTTTTTGCTATCTGTACAACACTGAGCTATAAGTTTTTTAGTTTTAAAGTAGGTGAATACCTTTACAAAAAATCTAAAAGAAAAAAATATAGCAAGTACGGAATGGCTTTTTATAAAGCCGACAAAAGAGACAAGAAGGCAAACTATAACGTCGCATATTAATAAGGTAACCCTAAGCATGGTTTAAAACTGCTAATAAGGAAACACAAAATGTTAACAATCGTTGTAACTTTTCTAGCTCAGTTTTTAGCGGCTTTGTTTATTAGGCTGGGGTACCACAAATACACAGATAAAAAAGTTTATGCAATAAACGAATTTGTTGTTTTATTCTTAATACTTGTTCAAGTAATTTATACAGGTATAACTTATCTGCCTTTTATACTTGGCTTTTTCCTTGTAGATTTTTTGTTTCACATGACAAAGGGTTCTAGCAAAGAAGTTGATGTAAAGAGTTTTATTCGAAGACTGGTTAATATGATGCCAGATAAAAGGGAAGAAATTAATGAAAATGACTTGGGGTAAAGCCTTTGTACAAGGCACTACAGAGTTAATAGTTAGTATTGGGGGTGTTCTTTTTAGTCCGCCTTTGTCAAAAGAATTCATAGACCTTACAGCTGTGCCTTGTGAAGAGGCGCTTAACAAAGTTCTAAAAGAAACACTAAAGGAGAATGCTTAATGATTATGACAGCAACAATGTGCCTAGCACTTAATATGTTTTTTGAAGCTCGTAATGAGCCTTTAATCGGTCAGCAAATGGTAGCTGAAGTAACTCTTAATCGAGTTGAGTCTAGCAGTTATCCTGATACCATTTGTGAAGTAGTTTATCAGAAACAACAGTTTAGCTGGACACACGATGGTCTTACTGATGACCCTACAAAAATGAGTTACCTAGACAAACAAGCATGGGAGGAAATCTACAAGGCAGCAGCTATTATCTTGTCTGAACCGGAGACCTACCTACCTGGAACAGACACTACCCACTACCATGCAGACTATGTCTGGCCCTACTGGGCAGATGAGCTAGAGTATGTGAGTAAGGTTGGAACACACTTGTTCTATAAAAACCGAGAAAGCTAGCGCATCTATAATGATATAACATATATCAATAACAATCCATAAAGGAAAACACTATGGAACACGTACTTGTACTATCAGCTCTTGCTGCACCTTTCCTAGCCGCTATTGCGGACTACGCCGTTACCCCTTACCTTCTTAAAGGAGAAGACAAATGAACACTGTTTACAAAGTAGGCATCTACGACCTAAACCTTAGCCTGATCTGCACTAAGTCTTTCTTTCTAAAGTCAGACGCAGATCGTTATGCAAAAGCATTACGTGGAGCCTTTATGCCTCACGTTGGTGAAATTAAAGTGGAACCTTCAAATGTCGGTTAAAAAGAAAATGACAAACGAGGAAAAAAGGGAATACTTGGACTCTATTAGTTTTAGCAATCTTGTTAAAGCAATTGATGAAAAGTGGTCTCACACTTACATTGACGTAAGTCATTTGAGTGATCATGAAGAAGTGGCCGAAGAGTCCACACTTCAGGAACAGTGAGATCCAGTGAATCCATTCGATGAGTGGATTCCGTGGATTTCATTGGAATCCTCCCTGTTGTTTAACTAGCCCTCCAGCCCTAAAAAGTTGGAGGGTCTTTTAGACCACAGGGTCTGTACCGCCAATAAATAAGGAGATCTCTTATGGCTACTCGTAACTTCCCTTCCATCTCATCCTTTTACAGCAAATCTCGCTATGTCCTTAAAAATGGACAGCCGTATAGTGGCCGAACTAACGCTGAACGTGTTATTGCTGCTTCTCGTGTAATTAACGGAGAGAGCATTGCTAAAGTTGCTTATGACATCGGTTGCTGTAAAGACTCTGTTCGTAACTGGGTTAAAACACTAAATACTAACAACCCACGATTGAACGGATAGTTCTAAAACAAAATAACCTCACTCCTTCGGGGGTGGGGTTCCTTTAAACTAAATATTTTTTTTTCAAGTTATTAAAGACTATATCATATATGATGGCAATTGCTCTAATTTACTTACTTATTTGTAAGGGAGAAATTGTTGTAGAATTTTCTGTAGATAAGGGCCGCAAGGCAAAGCCTTACAAAAAGAAAGACAATAATGATCAAAGAAACAGTACTAGAAAAGTTAACACAAGACCTTAATTACAGACAGGGGATGCTAGACAATAGACAATCTGCGAGCTACCTAACTGAAATGGGAGCAAGAGATATTGTAGAATTCTCTTACACACATATCTTAAAAGGATTAGAAAGAAACTCAAGCTTAGTAGAAGTAGCTAGTAGTATTGGTAGACGGCTTCGACAAAAACTACGTCAGAAACAAAACAGTGTGCTAGACATTCAAGGCGGTTGGTTTGTTCTGATTAGTTATATTGAACTTGGGATACTGGGCTATCGTAAGAAACACACCTACCGTAATGGTAAAAAAGATAAACACAGAACTTACTTCATTTACGCAAAAGACTGGGTAGCAATTAAGGAGTTGTTAGATCTTGTAGATACTGAGAAGTGTGACATGTTCCCTGTAAATACACCAGCAGCGCCTTGGGATGGTTCTGCTTATCACTCTACAACAGGTATTAGCGTTATTAAGAAAGGCTATGAGGACGCTCTAAAGTACTTTGAGAAGAATGACATGAGCTATATTGTTGATACTCTAAATAAGCTAAATAATACAGCTTGGCGTATCAATCAACCTGTCTTTGAGGTTTACAAACAGTGTATGCACTCTGAGTCAAACCCTTTTAAGTTCACAAAGGAGATTGATCCAATTAAACGGGCTTCGTTAATTATCGAAGCAGAGGCTATCCAAAGGCTTGCAGAGAAGAACCTAGACAAGCCATTCTATCACTTGTATAACCTAGACTTCCGTGGACGCATCTACCCTAACACAGCCTTCTTACACGAGCAGTCTAGTGACAATGCAAAGGGTATCCTAATGCTAGACGAGGCGGTACCCCTAGGGGAAAACGGTTACTACTGGTTGTGTGTTCATACTGCTAACGTTTGGGGGAATGACAAGGTTAGTCTTGATGACCGTGCTCAGTGGGTTCTAGATAACTTTGACGACATGATGTCGTATGTTAACAACCCTATGAAAAATACTGGTTGGATGAAAGCTGATAAACCCTTTAGTTTCCTTTCCGCTTGTCATGAGCATAGTATGGTTTCTAACTGGAATGGGGATGGTAACGAACCAGAAGACTTTCCAAGTTGCTTACCAGTCTACATCGATGGCTCTAATAACGGTGTTCAACACCTTGTTGCTATGTCTCAAGATGATGAGGTTGCCCCTCTGGTTAACTTGGTTCCTCAAGACCTTCCTGGTGATGTTTACATGTTTATCGCAGAAAAGACTTGGGACAGCCTTGAAGACAAAAAGAACAAGTTAGACCCAGAAACTATTAACAAGTTTAATGATGTGTTTCAAACAGCAACAAAGCTTCAAAAAGAGTATCAAGAAGCACCAGACAAGTCTGAAAGAAAGGCACTAGCGTTTCAAGCAGCTCAGACTTGGCGTAATCAAAACAGAGGCTTGCGAGAGAAACTTTTTCCTGTTTACTGGACGAACATCCAAGACAAGAAAATCCAACGTAAGACTGTAAAGCGTAACGTTATGACACTGGGATACGGTGGTACAGCCTACGGTATGGGCCAACAGGTGATAGAGGATACAAGGGATATCTCCCCTTATCTAAGGGACAAAGAGCATCTCTGGGGAGCCCTCTTAGGCTCTCTCGTGTATCAAACCTGCTATGAGGAGCTAAAAGGTCCAGCTCGTATGTTAAGACTATTCCAAACTCTTGCTGAGAGAGCTAACGAAAAGAAAGTATACTTAACTTGGATCTCCCCTGTAACTAACTTTCCAGTGTTTCAAGCCTACCGAAAGCCAACCAATAAAAGGACTGAGCTAAAGTATGGGGACGAAATTCTTAAAGTTCAATTACAAGTGTGGGAAGAAACTACTCTTAACGAAAGTAAACAGAAAACAGGCGCTGCACCGAACATAGTGCATAGCCTAGATGCTGTTCACCTAACAATGTGTATTCACGATGCGGACTACACTACAACTGTTGTTCATGATTCTTTTGGTTGTCATGCTGGTAATATGAATCACATGTTCTTGCACGTTAGGCAGAAGTTTGTTGAGTTATACCAAGCAGAACCCCTAGAAGACATCTTAACACAACTAGACGCTCTCGACTTATCCCCTCAGAAAGGAACACTAAATGTCGAATCTGTACTCCAATCCGACTTCGCTTTTGCGTAAGACTATCAAGATCAAGTTTGAAGATTTGGAAGAGCTTGCTTATGTCCAAGCAGTTGGTCCAGACGAGGAATACCTCGAAGTAATTGTAAACCCCAGTCAAATAGATGAAGAGTTCTACGCAGAGCTTTACCTTGAGGATGAAGGCAAAGACTGGGAACTTGTTGAAATCGTTGACTAAATAATACCTGACGCTAAAGAACAATAATGTTCCTTATCGAAATACTAGAAACAAACCAAGAGGAAATCTATAATGGCTATCGTAAAAAATGTTGAACTGTGGTGGGTAAAAGTTGATGCAGCTCGTCCTGTAAAGAATATGGACCCTAGCAAACCAGACTACTGGGAAGTGCAGCTTCGTACCACTGATAAGACCGCAGCGGCAGCTTATGCCAAAGAAGGTATTAACTTTAAACCGCTGAAGCGCATTGTTAAAGACTCAAGCGGTCAACCGATGTTGGATGAGCTTAATGAAAAAGTGCGTGAAGTTGTTAAGTGTGAAAAAACAGGTAAGCCTTACTTCTCTGTTAATGTTCGTAAGAAAGTAACCAAGGCAGATGGTTCTGCACAACAACCAGTACAACTCGTCGGAGGTGATCTTACACCAATTGACCCACGAGAAGTTGGAAATGCTTCTCTTGCAAACGTTCGTCTGTTCCAGTATGACTACACTTACCAAGGTAAAGACGGTCGTGCAAACATGTTGATGGCAATTCAGGTAACTAACCTTATGAAGTATGAGCAGAAACCAAAAGAAGATGCCTTTGAGATGACTGAAATGAAGGTTATTACAGTCGGTGATAACCAAGTTAGCGACTCCCTGGACGACAACGACGATCTAGACTTTTAATAGAAACACCTAAGCATGTGTATAAACTGCTTTTATTATCAAATACGTCAACCAAGAGGTAACACTATGACAAACTTTAATAAGATTTACACAAAAAACCGCCGTACCGATGGCAAACTCATCAAGTACACTATCTACAATGCTTCAAAAAACAACAAAGTATTGTTTCGAGGTGAGAGCCACATATTAAACAGAGAAAACATCATTGCATGTAAGCGTGAAGAGATTACAGCAGGTTTATCCGAAGACTACCCTCAAATCAAAGCAACAAGATGGATGCAAGAAATTGCAATAGCAAAGGCTCACAACGAAGTAATCAAAGTTCGATTTGAAGAAGAGGAGTTGTTTTAATGAAAATAGCAGAGTTAGGATTCTTTCACACCCCTGCTGACTGGGACGAACTCCATGCATGGCTTGATAACTTGGAGAGTTCAGAAAAGGCTATGGCTAGTATTGCTGCTGTAATGGCTTGGAACTTAGCAGCAAGCATCACAAATAAGGAGGAAGAAGAATGAACCTACTACGAGGAGTCTATCTAGCTGGACCAATGGCTGGCTTTACTGGGAAAGAGATGAAAGGATGGCGGGACGTTGCTACAGAGCAACTAGAGGCTGCTGACGTCTTTTGTCTTGATCCTACCCGCCGAATTAGCTTCCATGAGCAAAGCTTGGATGACAACGGGCTATCAGACAACATAGCTAACCGCATCTTCCGTCAAGACCTTCGTGACATTGCTCGTTGTGAAGTACTCTTGACAGACATGCGAGACCATCCTCACGCTAAAGCACAAGGAACAGCGGCAGAGGTTATGTTCTCACACATGAAGAACAAAATCATCATCATGTTCAAGAACCCAGAAGACAAGTTAAACCCGTTTATGACAGCCATGGCTACTGAAGTACACGACTCGCTTCAAGACGCTATTGATGCTGCTATTGACTATTCTCTATAAGGAGTACTACTAATGAGATATAAAGGCTTAGAAATCGCACGGTTCTTTATGATGGACCAAGACAACTTAGACAACCCTCAAGAAATGCTCGATAACCCTTCGTACTACCAAACACGAAACGACCCTCACCTCTATATGTCAGCACATTCAGTAAGAGACATGATAAAGGTCGTTGAGCTTGTTTCTTTCCGCCTGGGAGGGGTCGTTAATCGAATCCGCTGGTATGTAGAGTTAGTACCTCTCACAGGGCAGCTAGTTGAAGTTCTAAACTACAACGACATAGATGATTAATCAAAAGGAAATACCATGTCTTACAAGAAAAGCACTTTGACCTACTCAGAAGAAGAACTGATTAAGCTTACTAGGGCAATCATCTTTCTATGGGCAGAGGAAGAGTTCAAGGAGAACCCTGATAGTAATATTAGCCGTGAACAACGACAAGAAGAGATTACGATGTCTTATCTAGAAAACTTGAACTCTGAACTAAACAAAGGAGCTTAAATAAAATGGCTAATCGCTGGTACTCAGAAGAAATGAAACGTTTTCACATAATTGAAAAAATGAGCACTTACAATGTTTATCACTTGTACTACAAGGGTAAGGGGGACAACTGGAACCCAAAAGACATTGAGTGGGGGTATGTTGGTATTGCTCCTTACGAGGTTATTATGGAGCGTTATCGTATTGAAAGTCAAGAATGTGCTAAAGGGTTGCGTCCTCGTCGTCGTAAGGTAATCCAAATGCTTGACTTGTTTCGACCAAAAGACCTTATTGGTATCAGGATCATTGGAGTAAATCTTAATAAAAAGGAGGCTCTACAAATTGAAGCTGCGTTGAGGCCAAAGGGGCATACATGTTATAATGATCAACGTATTTGGAATGAAGTAGCAGGAGGTTAACATGCAACAACGTGAAACTTATTATGAAGTTTGGTTAGGGGACAAACTTGACTTTAGTAGCCCCTCTTTAAAAGTTTGCTTAGACTCAGCTAAAAATGCTAGAAGCAGGGATTACATAAAAGTATATAAAGTAACCCTTTTAGAAGAAGAAGTGGAATACTAAATGAAAGTAGCAGTTTACTGGAATCTACACAAAAACATCTTCTCAATCCAGTCCCGTGAGACGAGTGATTACGGGAAAGTTATCGCTCATAAAGACTCAGTAGTAGTAGCCCTACCTAAGTTTGTCGTAAGACAAGCAGGACGAGATCAGGTTTTACAAGACAAAAAGAAAAATGTTCATGCCTTTGTGGTAGGGCATTTAACAGAAGCGAGGTTTCTTTCTTCTGGCAACCCTTTCCGTATCTCCTATAACCCCTACAAAAACAACAGCTTTGTGTTAGCTGACACTAAAGAAGAGATCCTCTCTGCAGCAGTAGCTGTTTTGAGTATGCAAGGAAACCACCCTATTATAGAGGCTTATGTATAATGTTAGAACTAAAAGGTTTGAAATTAGATGGTTTGTTTGAAGAGCGAACAGCTATACTAGAGTATGATGCGGGTTTTAGTCGTTATGATGCTGAACAAATGGCAGCACAAGCAATGGGATTTGCTAACAAGGCCGAGCTTAAAATGAAAGTACAAGAGCTTAAAGCAGGAGAGTACAATGACGCCGATCTATAAGGTTTTTGAAAAGACAGGGGAAGTAACCCTTACAACAGATAGTTTTCAAGGTGCAATAGACTTATGGAGTAGTTTACTCCCGGGATCTATGATTTATGCTGTTGCTGGTAAAAAATCAGAGTATCTGAAATCAAGAGAATCAATCAAACAGTGGGCGGACTGGCTAATGCTTAATAACTACAACCGAGTGGAACGTCGTATTATGAATGAACTTATGCAGCAAGAGGAAGATGGTATGAAGATTGTTGAACCAGAAACAGGTAACTTTGGCTATGCTGAGTATCTTGAGAAAGAAAGCAGTGAAGTCGAAGAACTCGACCCTTATGAGTATGGCTACAAGGACTTCCAAGACGCCTTAAGCTACAATACGCTTGCTGATAAAGAAGAGAAGAAGAGGTCTGCTGAGAAAGCTCTTGACTTCCACGGAAAGTTTGAAGAGATGGACAAGTGGACTCAGGAGCAGATTATCAACCCGAAGCACTACAAGATTATCCCACCAGAGGCCTACGAGGAGCACCCCGATGGGTTGGAGTATATGGATGTCATGCAGTACGCTCTAGCACACCTCTCTGGCATTGAGGCGCACACTATGGGCCACGTATTCAAGTACTCTTTTCGCATTGGTAAGAAAGATGCTAAACTACAAGATGCCAAGAAGATTGCTTGGTATGCAAACCGTATGGTAGAAATCTTGGAAAAGGAGAGTAACAATGACAAATAAAGAAATTTTAGATGTTCTAGAAAGTGTAATGAGAACAATGCAGCAAGACTTGAAGGATTGGGAATTCGGAGAACACTCCTACTTAGCTCACGCAGAAAGCCACATTGAGGCCTACGGTCAACTTGAGGACTTGGCAATAACAATTAAACGAGAAGACGAGGTATGGCCTGACTTTGTAAATGGAGATTTAGTATGATTAGTCAAAAAAATATTGATGCTTTTAAGGAGAACGAGGCAATGAGCGTTAAATACCTTATACTTAAAGATAACGGCTACGATGGTTGTTCCGTTAACTACTATGATAGTAAGAAAGAACTTGGGTTGGCACTTCGGGCTACTGACTACTTTCACTTTAGCTTTCCCATCGAAGATATAGAAGTTTACGAGGTTACTCGTGAGCTAACCACCAAAGAGTTGTTAGAGATTAGAGGGCTTCCAAATGCTAAAGAAAGTTGAGCTAGCCTACATTAGGCGTATGGCAAAAATGTACGAACGGTTTGATGACTTGCCCAGACGAGCGGCTATTTTCCAAGCCTACAAATCCTATGAGTTTTACAAAGAAGCAGAAGTGGAGATCAACGATGAACAACAACAACGTAACGTTTGAAGAACTAAAAAACATGACCTTTGATATGGACGGAAAGGATTACACGCACTTGGCGGAGTCTCTAGAGCATTGGTCAGCAATGTTTTTAGAAGGAGCTATCTCAGATGAGTATGCTGAACAACTCGCCTACCTGTTGTTTAACATGGCAACAGAGATGCGCAAGCTAACCGAATAAATAAAAACCAACAAGTAAGCTAGGAGAACTTATGAAACTTGTAATTGACATCGAGGCCAATGGCCTTTTACCTACAGTATCTAAATTTCATTGTGCAGGAGCCATTGATGTAGACACAGGACAAGAGTATTGGTTTAGGGACTATGAGTTTGCAGAGTTCCTTGTTTTGTTAGACAAAGCAGAGGTTATTGTAGCACATAATGCGTTGGGGTATGACATCCCAGCGCTAAACATTCTTTCTAAAAAGTACTACAAGAAACCTTGGGAGCCGAAGGCAGTGGTGCAGTGTACTAAAGTAATGTCTCAAGTTCTTAACTACCGTCGTTTTGGCTTTGGTCATAGCCTAAAGCTTTGGGGTAACTTCTTTGGGGATCAAAAAGGAGATTACACTGGAGGTTGGGAAGAGTTTAACGAGGATATGTTTGAGTACATGAAGCAAGACGTGCGACTAGGGACTCGTGTTTACAAGTATCTCATTGAAGAAACAAAGAAGTATGCCGCTGCGGCTGGCTCCAAGAAGATCTTAAAAGCACTTCGCTTAGAGATGGAGATGGATCGTATTATGGTTGAACAATGTCAGGGAGGTTGGCAGTTTGACTTAGCAGCGGCAAAGGAGTTAGTTCAGCATGTAGAGTATAAAATGAAGGACATTGAAAACTTCATTAACCCCAAATTACTTGCAAGAGTAAAGAAAGTAGACAATGACCCGAAATCACCAAAGTTTACGAAAGTTGGAAAACCGCTTGCATGGATGCGTAATTGGTTTCAGCTTGATGATAGCGTCACTGTTGATACTTGCCCTGTCTGGGGGGAGTTCAACCGAATTGAGTTTATTACTGGGGACATCGGCAACACTGATACTGTTAAGAGGTATCTTGATAGTCTTGGATGGAAACCGGACGAGTGGAACTGGAAAAAGATCAATGGCCAGTTTATCAAAGTCTCGCCAAAGCTCTCAGATAGTTCCTTGGAAGGACTTGGAGATGTAGGTCAGGCTTTGATGGAATACTATACTCTGCGGTCTCGTCACTCTATTATGAGGGGTTGGTTTGAGTATGTTGACAAGAAGGGGCGTATTCATGGAGATGTGTTTAACGTAGGTACACCTACCTTTAGACAAACCCACAAGATTATTGCTAACTTGCCAAGCGGGAAGGCGACCCTTGGGCCTGAAATCCGCAGGTTGTTTGTAACAAAACCAGGTTACAAAATTGTTAGCGCTGACTCTGCTGGTTGCCAGCTTAGGCTTCTTGCACACTTTATGAAAGACCCTGACTACACTAGAGAAGTTCTTGAGGGTGACATTCATCAGAAAAACGCTGACGTACTGGGTTGTTCTAGAGCTTTAGCTAAACCTTTTATCTTTGCTTACCTCTACGGTGCAGGGGGTAAAAAACTTGGGTCTATTCTTAATGTCCCTGAGAAAGAAGGAACAAAGCTAAAGAACAAGTTCACTAACGCTTTCCCTGAGCTTAAAAAGCTAATCTCAAAAGTTCAGCACATAGCGGAAGAACAGGGGTATATTCCTGGCTTAGACGACAGACCAATCTTCACAGACAGCCAACACAAAGCACTCAACTATTTAATTCAAGGTGCAGAGGCTGTGGTAATGAAAGCCACTGTGGTAATGATTGATCAAAAGCTAAAGGAAGCAAACATTGATTTTAGTCACTTACTTTTCTACCACGATGAACATTCAGTAGAAGTTCGAGAAGATCAAACAGAACAAGCACGGGAAATTATTATGGAATGTTTCCGAGAAGCACCTAAACAGTATGGTATTACTATTATGGACTGCGGCGATTGTAACGTCGGCTCAGACTACTTCGAAGTGCACTAATTTAAAGGATAAAAAAACATGACTAAGCTTATCAACAACCACATTATCTTTTCTTTCGACAACCCTTGGCAGATTCACTTTGCTGCAAAACTGTATCGTCACCTAGATACCTTGCGGGCAATGAATAAGCTAACGTATAACCCAAAGCTCGGGATGGGCTATTACAAAGGTTATCTTGAACCTATTGTTATGATGGACTACAATGACTTTGTAGAGAATGTCTTAAACTCGGGCTATGTTAAAAGCCAAGAGAGTTTTCTTCAGTTAAACCCTCGAACACCTCGTTCTTCAGCGGTACAGGCTTGTCTTGTTTACAACAAGCTTGACACAAAGGATGAACTCTTGGGGGAGTTTAAAGAGGTAAGTTACTCCGAGGCCCTGCTCAGTGACGCTTGGACTTGCCTAGAAGATCGTTACTATGTCGCTTAAGAGCGATCAGGTTGGGCTACGAATAAGGCTCTCTGTCGCTGCTTATGCTTATGAGTATAAAGACCACAGCATACTGTCTGATGCAGAGTACGATAAGCTATCTTACCTTGTTGACACAGCTATAGCAACTGGTAATCGTAAGCTGGATAACTTCTTTAAAAAACATTTTGAACCTGCAACTGGTATGTGGGTTCGGAAACATCCTGACAAGGCTGGGTTGGAAAACATCTACCAGCGTTACTATAACATAGAAGGAGAGTGGTATGGACAAGCGAGTTTACACAACGATTGAAGGGTTTGAGGCCGAGGTTGATCTTGACATCGTGTTAACTGAAGCAGACTCACGCCACACGGGGTATGGGGTCGCCTTGATTCTAGAAGGCCCTCTGGCGGGTTACGAAGTAATTATCTCGTCTGTGACCTTAGATAAACTACAACAACAGTGGGAGAAGAAGAATGACTAAACTTGAAGAACTAAAAGCTGTTTATGAGGCGGCTATTGTTGCCGCTTACAACATCCGCGATGATGCTTGTGCTGCTGTGGATGAGGCTTGTGCTGATGCTCGTGCTGCTCGTGCTGCTGCTTATGCTGCTCGTGCTGCTGCTCGTGAGGCTTGTGCTGCCGCTGAGGATGCTAATACTGCTTGGTATGCTGCTGATGCTGCTCGTTCTGCTGCTAACGCTGCTGCTGCTCGTGCTGCTCGTGATGCGTATGAGGCTGAACTAAAATACCAAGAGGAGAAAGAAAATGACTAAACTTGAAGAGCTAAAGGCTGCCAGTGATGCTGCTCGTGATGCTGCTCGTGCTGCTCGTGCTGCTCGTGCTGCTGAGAAAGTTGCACGGCTGATAATGCTGCTAATGCTGCTCGGTACGCTGCTAATGCTGCTAAACTAAAGAAGCAAAAGGAAAAAGAAAATGACTAAACTTGAAGACCTGAAAGCTGCCCGTGATGCTGCTTATGTTGCTCTGGATGCTTCTGAGGATGCTAATGATGCTGCTGAGGGTGATGCTGAGGATGCTTATGCTGCTTGGGATGCTGCTGCTGATGCTGCTGAGGATGCTTGGGATGCTGTTCGTGCTGCTCGTGGTGCTTATGATGCTGCTCGTGCTGCGTATGAAGCTGAACTGAAGAAGCAAGAGGAGTAGGAAAATGAAAGTTAATATTGGACCATACTCAGACGAGGGTGAACGAGAAACAAGCATACAGATAGATGACTACGACATCTGGTCAATGGATCACACTCTTGCTATGATTATTGAACCAATGCTTGTAAAGCTAGCCCTAGCAAAGCATGGCGCACCTTACGTAGATGTGGATGACTGTCCGCCAGACCTTAAACCAAAATCTGACAGCGTGGACATCAACGGCAACTGGCTTGGAGGTACTGACGACACTCACCACGAACGGTGGACTTGGGTGCTAAATGAGATGATTTGGTCTTTTCATCAAAAGAATTACGACTGGGAAGAGCAATACTACAGCGGTGAGTCTGACTTCTACTTTGAAGATGCTGATGAAGAAGGTTACAGTGTTATGAAACATGGACCCAACGATACCTTTCGTGTTGACCGTGCTGCAATGAAAATACATCAAGAACGTATGAACAACGGGTTCAAGTTGTTTGGAAAGTACTTTGAAAGTCTTTGGGATTAAAGGAGAGAAGTAATGAGTGAATATAACTGTGACAACTGGGTAGTTATCAAGATGAAAGGTGACGACCCTCACTATCGTCTGCTTGTTGGCACTTCTGGCGGTTACTTAGATGGCAGCTCTTGGCGAATGAATAGTGGTATCACAGAAGTAAACGAGACCGACGATAACTACTACTTTAAAAGTTCTAGTGGTAGCACATATCTTTGTTATAAAGAGTCGTACAGACTGAGAATGAACAATGCTCATATCTGGAATCGACTACAAGAACTTCATGGCGACAAAGTTGAGATGATGCCAGAAGATACTGACTGGAGGAATATGGATTGGATTATCAAATGACTAAACTTGAGAACGTCTTGGCTACATTAAAAGGCACGATGGAGGATAAAGGATGAAGTTTACACACCAACACAGTGACGGCACAAAGATTGAAATAGAAATGGCAGAACATGCGTCTATGGATAGTGTTCTTGAAGAGTTTCAAAACTTCCTTCGTGCTTGTGGATTTGTAGTTGAATACAATCAATGTTTAGTTTTGGAGAAGATAGAATGATTGAATATACAGCAAGAGTCTACGCTGATGGCTCTAAGCATTGGTACCTGAATGGTAGACGTCACCGTGAGGATGGTCCAGCTTGTGAGTACGTTAATGGTGATAAGTCTTGGTACCTAAATGGTAAGTACCACCGTGAGGATGGTCCAGCTATTGAGTACGGTGATGGTTACAAGGCTTACTACTTAAACGATAAGCTTCTGACAGAACAAGAGTACAAGAGAGCTACTACGTCTAAGCCTACCTCTTGTTCAGGCAAGGAAGTAGTAATTGATGGTGTTACTTATGTATTGAAGGAGAAATAGAATGACTAACAAAACGATTAAGTACACAGTAAAAGTATACCCTGATGGCACTAAGTATTGGTACCTAAACGATAAGCTGCACCGTGAGGATGGTCCAGCTATTGAGCTCGCTAATGGCACTACGGAGTGGTATCTGAACGATAAACTACACCGTGAGGCTGGTCCAGCTGTTGAAGGAACTGGTGGTTACAAGGCTTACTACTTAAACGATAAGCCTCTAACAGAACAAGAGCACAAGAAAGCCACAACTAAGGCTACCTGTGATGGCAAAGAGGTCGTAATTGAGGGTATCACTTATGTATTGAAGGAGAAACAGAATGACTTGGCACTATCAACTGATGAAACACACAGAACCTGACGGTGAAGTCTGGTATGGCATACATGAGAACTACAGGTCAGGTGGTTACACTGTAGAGCCTGTAAGGATCATGGGTGAGGACAAAGAAGACATCGAGTGGATGTTAAAGCATGTGCTAGAAGACATTGAGAAGCATGGAGTGAAAGACTATGAGTGATTATCGCATAGCCGCAGCAACGAAAGAAGAGTGGGCTTTACGAGCATGGTCTGCTGAAGCTAAGTTCAGGGAACTAGAAGAAAAGTACAAAGAACTTCTTGCTGAGAAAGACAGCGAGATCTCTGGTTGGTTTGAAACAGAATATGGTGCAGAAATGGTTTTGTGTACTAGCGCAGCAAACGATGAAGACCTTGCTGTGTTCCTCTTAGGGGAATACGGGGAGATGTGTGTTGGTGTCGATATGGAGCTAGAAGGCTTTTATCGAGACGGTAAAGAAGTAAATGCAGAAAAAGTTTGCCACTTTCTTGAGGTAATCTTTCTTGAAACAATTTCAGAGGAATAAAAGATGTCAGTTACTTACTCAGTAGAAGAAACTATTCGTATAATGTTTGATCGTTTTTACAAAGAGGTTAAGGCTCACGATACTCTAGAACTTGATCTAGATCTTGTGGCACTGCTTGAGGAGCTTGAAGAGAACTGTGTTGGAGAAGCCCTGTCAGAGTATACCTCTGAAGCAGAGTTGATGTATGAGGAGGGTTATGATAGTGGTTATGACGCTGGTCATGAGGAGGGCTACAACTCCGGCTACCGGACTGCGGAAGCAGAGGAGAATGACGCTCGCGAAGAGGGCCATGAAGAAGGCTTCAAAGAAGGCCGTAAAGAAGGCTACACAGATGGCTACGATGATGGTTACGAAGAGGGCTGTGAAGAGGGCTATCGTTGCGGAGTTCAGGATACCTTAAAGGAGAACAAAGATGTCTAAGCGTCTAAAAAAGATTGCTATCAATTTGTCTATGCTGTTGAATTTTTCATTAGGGGGAGAGTTAAATCAAACCTTTTCCGCTAGAAGTTGGGAAAGCAAACGCAACAATAAGTTTAACTTGGTGTTCTTACTTGACACCTTACTTGGTTCAGGGCATTGTGCTCGTGCTTGGGTTTACTGGCAGGTAAAGAGATAAAATGTTTACTATTGAATTTGATACGGATCGTGGTGAAGGTATCACTATAACTACTCTAGATGGAAAAGGAAGACACGATGATGTTGAAGTAATTTTGTATGATGATGATATCTACATTCGTCAGATTGACGAGTCAGACGGTGTTCAAATGATTATGCTATCTAGCCAGCAATTTAAAGACATTGTTGCAGCTTTTAACTTACCTGAAGGAGCCTACTATGCGAGTTAAGAAATATGAACTTCAAGCTGAATGCTTTTTTGAGGAAGGGACTACAAGTGAGACCCTCTTTACAGGCCTTGCTGCAGAGGTGGGTGAGGTGATGTCTGAGCGAGTTAAAGAAACACGCAAAGGCACTCGTCATAGCGATGAAATCTTTGATGAGCTTTCTGATGTACTGTGGTATGTAACTATGATTGCACGCAGTCGAGGTTACACGCTGAATCGGTTGATGAAGCATAACATCAACAAACTAGAAACTCGTGCTATTAATGGAAAAGGAAACTAAAATGCCAAACTGGTGTATGAACAGCGTCGTAATCTCTGGCCGTAAAAATAAACTGGATCTTATTGTACGGGCTTTGGAAGAAGACAAACTCTTAGAAACACTTTGCCCAATCGGAGAGTGGGACTATAATGAGGCAGTTAAACTTTGGGGAACAAAGTGGGAGGCTCAAAACGCAAGCTGGGATCTCGACGAAGCTAACAACATGCTAACAATTAACTTTGATACTGCTTGGGGGCCTCCAATAGCGGCATACTCTTATGGGGAAAAGCTTCATAACATCAAAATTGAAGCTACTTTCCATGAAGAAGGAATGATGTTTGTTGGAGAGTATAAAGACGGAGAAGAGGAATCTTACTCGTATGATTTTGAGGACGATGGTTTGAAAACAGAGGCCTCGCAAGAGCTTATTGAAGACTGGGGGATTGATAGGAACTGGGAGTCTTGGAAGGAAGACCAAGAAGAGTAAGAGAAAAAATTAGCTGACGTTAAAGAACAATAAAGGAAAACTTATGATAGCTATTATTGACGGTGATGTACTTCTCTACATGAGTATATGGGGTATGGATACTAAACAAGAAGCAAATGATAAATTTGATGGGTTGTTTAATAGCTCACTTGAAAGTGTTTTTGCTACAGACTACGTCATGGCCCTTGGTGGCCCTGACAACTTTAGAGTAGACTTGTTTCCTAACTATAAAGGTAACAGGACAAAGTCAAAATCAACAAGACCAGAATGGTTCTTAGATTTGAAGTCTGACATAGTAGAACGTTACGAAGGCTGTATTTTTACAGATAACTGTGAAGCAGATGATATGATCCGTGTTTGGGCAAATGAGCTTACTGCAGCTTGTATTGAGAATATTGTTATTTCGGTTGACAAGGATCTTGACTGTATCCCAGGGCTACACTACAACCCACGTAAGGAGTTTATTTACGAGGTTAAGGAAGCATATGCAGAGTACTTCTATTGGAAACAAGTTATAATGGGTGATCCAACGGATAACATTCCAGGGATCCCTAGGATTGGACCTAAAACAGCTGAAGCTATTCTAGAAGGGTCTACAGACTATCGGGCCTCTGTTTGTAAAGCTTATGAAAAGTTTTATAAAGAGGAGGGGTATGAGTATATGATTGCTAATGGTCGTTTAATTCACATTTGGCGACACATGAATGATCATTTCAAAGTAAAGCGAGAAGTCTATGACAAAGCAATTAGTGAGTGATACAGGGCATTGGAGTTGTTATAAAAACTTTAATGCTGAAGAATGGTTTGGCTTTGTATACTGTATTGAAAACTTAACAACAAAACAGTATTACATTGGTAAGAAACAGCTCTGGCATGGGGGTAAGAAAAAATCTAAGACCTATGGTAAACCTATGAGCTGGAAAACTTACATGGGGTCTTCTACAACGCTAAAGAAAGATATCACTAAGTATGGTAAAAAGAACTTTAGTTTTGAAATAATAGACTTATATAATACAAAAGGAGGTCTTTACTACGCAGAAGCTTACCTTCAAATGCTTTCTGATTCTATGACGGAATATCTTAAGGATGGTAAAACACCTCGATTTTATAACCGCCAAATTGCTGCAATTAGGTTTGTTCCTAGTGAGGGTCCGACTAAAAAGACTAAAGCGTATGCTAAAACTTTGAGAAAGAAATACGAATGAAAATACATCCAATTGCACCAGCGTTGTGGATGGCTGCAATGCTTAACTTAGTAGGTTCTATTATCCTCCACACGTTTAACATTGTAGAAGTTGATATTGTTTTGTCACTTTTATTTTACTTGTTCTTTACAGAGATGAGCAAGTTTGTAGCTGAAATGACAATGGAACCGGATAACTCAGACGAGGAATAAAGATGGGGCGAATAGTTACTAAGAATCAACCTTGTAATGACTGCGGCGGCTCTGATCCTCTTCAAATCTATGAGGACGGCTCTACTTACTGCTTCAGCTGCGGAAAATCACACAGAGCGAAAGGGGACTATGTTAAGCCTATGAATGATGAATCAGAGTTTGAATCTGTTGACAACTCTTGGGGGCCAAGCTTACGAGAAGTCTCTGAGGACTACCCTGTTAGGGGTTTCCGTGAACGAAACATTAACAAGACAATAGCTGAGTATTATGGTGTTAAGGTGTCTTATGACATTAACGGAGCCATCGATGCTCACTACTACCCTTATCATAACGAGGGTGTGCTAACAGGATATAAAGTAAGAGGTCTGCCTAAAGAGTTTAAGGCTAACGTTGGTAAAGTAAAAGGTGGTCTCTTCGGACAGCACCTGTTTAATGGTGGCAAGCGCTTAGTAATTACTGAGGGGGAGCTAGACACCTTGGCGGTTGCTTCTGCTTGGCATAAACGCTATAATACTTTTTACCCTGTTGTTTCTATTCGCTCTGCCACTACCTTAAAAGATCTGGTAGAAGAACGTGACTGGATTCGCAACTTCGAAGAGGTTATCATTTGGTTCGATAATGATGCCGTTGGCCAAGAGGCTACAAAAGAAGCAGCACGTATTATTGGTTATGACAAGGTCAAGATTGCTAAAACTCCAGAAAAGGATGCAAGCGATACTTGGATTAAAGACCCCGACAAAGTTCTAAAAGCTGTTTATGATGCCTGTGAATACACACCTGCTGGTATTCTTAACAAAGAAGACCTATGGGATCGTGTGGTTGCTTATAATGAAATGGAGTCTGTACCTTACCCCGAATTCATGGTAGGGCTAAATGCCAAACTAAAGGGTATGCGCTTTGGTGAAATTACTCTTTGGACTTCTGGCACTGGTAGTGGTAAATCAACTCTACTTAGAGAGATTGCAGTTCACTTGCTAGAAACTACTGAGGATAAGA